GTCATGAGGTCGAAGGCGGCGACGCGTTCGTCGCGGTCCATGTTCTTGAGTTGCGCCAGGTAATCCCCATCGAAGCCCAACTGGTCCCCGTGCCGCTCGAAGAATCCCATGTAAGCCTTGTCCTTGGCATCCATCGCCTTCTTGTTGGCAAACGAGCTGACCAGCGAACCGATCAAATCGCCTCCGCCGCCGCCTCCACCACCACCGGACGCCATGGCAGCACCCGCAGGCCCGCCGACCATAAAGGCAGCGACCTTCTTGGCGGCATCGCCGACCATACCGGCGCCGTCCACGATCATGTCGTGACGCCGCTGTGCCTGCGCCAAATCTGCCTGTGCGTTGTATTGCGCCTGATTAATGAGTCCGTCGCGGTAGTATTCACCAGCGCGGCTTTGCTGAGGTTGATATGAAAACATAATTTTTCTCCTTATTTAAACCCAAGAATGTTGCTCCCCGCTTGAACCAAGGTTTGCCCCAACGTTGGCTTCGCTGCATTGGCCGCATTTCTCATCGCATCCCCTGACCAGATTCCCGAAGTCATCGCCGCCGCATTGTTCTGGTAGTTGTTGAAAAAGTTGTCCGCACGGTTGACGTTGAACGATCCGGCGTTGCCGAAAAGTTCAAGCATGTTGCCGAAGTTCTTTCCGGTCATGTCCGTCGCTCCGCTTTGGGCGGTTTGCCCAAGGGACAATCCGGCATTCATGGCGCGGGCAAACGGGTCAAGGTCAGCGGCCATGGAGGCACCTGTTTGACGCAGGCGGCCAGAACCTTCCATGAGATTCCCGCCAACTTGGCGCCCCTGCATCGCGGCTTGGTTTCCGGCAGCCAACAGGTCTCCGGCGGTTTGCGTGCCAAGCATATTCATGCGGCCGCCAGTATCGTAGAGACGCCCGGCCATTTCTCGTCCCGCCATGCCGAGACGTCCGGCAGCATCAAGCAGATTGCCTCCGGCCGTTGCCATATTGCCTGCGGCAGCGCGGCGATCCATGACGTTGCGCTCGCGCAAGTTATTGGCTTCTCCGGCAAAGGCGCGACGTTGGGCCAAGCGTTGATTGGCAAAGCGGTCGCGGTTGAGCAACTCGGCTCCGAGTGCGGCGTTGCCCATGGCCATGCCGCGAGCCGCCATGCCTTGACGGGCGGATTGCGTGGCATCACGCATCTCCTCCGGTGACAACGAACGGCCGAGAGCCAATTCCGCTTGGCCTTGGTCGTAAAGTGACTGCTCAATGCTGGTCGGTCCCGCTTGGGCGAAGGCATTGCGCGACTGGTCGGCGAGCATACTGCCAAGACCTCCGACCTGTCCCATGTATTGGTCGCCGATTTGCGTCACCTGCGGGGCCAGCCCGTAGATATTGTCCGCGGCAAAGCCGGCCTGCTGCTGTGCCAGCGGCGCGAGCCTGTTGATTTGCCGTCCAAGATCGTCGCCCTTGGCAATGGTTTGCCTTCCGAAATCTTGGAGTTGATTGGCCGATTTGAAGGAATTATCCAGCTCTCGCCGGGCCGCCGTAGTGGCTCGGCTTTTGCCAAGAACGTCGGCCAGCCGTCCAATGGAGCGAAACTGCTGATCGGCAAATTGGCTGAACGCCGGATTTTGCGCTCGCAGCATGTCGTTGTTTGTTGCGCGTCCGACTTGGTTGGCGCCGCCGGCAATGGCTCGCGGATCAAGCCCCGGAGAAATGGCGAACGGTCGGCCAAGGACATTTTTGACACGCTCGTCGATTCCCTCAAAACTGACGCGCAGCGGAGTTCCGCCGGTCAATGGGTTGGGCGCCTTGGCTTTGGCCTTCGTTTTTGGCTTTGGAGCCACTTTGCCTGCTTGTTTAGTTGCCATAATTATTGTCCTTCCGTCTTGGTTGCTTCTTGTAAAATCTCCTTCGGCACCGCCACCTCGATAGCCGCCATGAGGTCGTTAAGTTTGCCTGCGGCAAACTCCATGAGCATCCGGTTCCCGCTCACGCGAGCGGAAGCGTAGGCTTCGATGAGTTCGGCGAGTTTGTCTTTCATGTTAGTGCAGATCGACCCAGCTGGTGCCGTTGTAGACCTTCAGCTTGTTGCTGCTGCTGTTGTAATACACGTCACCGGTTTCGGCGCCGGATGGGTCTGAAGACAGTGGCTGAAAACGAACTTGGCCAGTAGTTTTGACGCGCATGCGCTCGGTGCCAGTTGAAAACAAAGATCCGGTTGTGACTCCAGTTTTAAATACAAACCCTCCGGTGCTGTCTGTTCCAAGCAAACTTGCGCCTCCAGCGCCAAACGAAAAACTTGATGTATCTGTGTCGGTAATAATGAGTGTCGTGTCTGCTGCGCTCTCAATGTGAAAACGTCCAAGCGGATTTTGGTTGCCGATAGAGACGTTCCCAATGCCATTGATTCGCATGCGCTCCTCTGGCGTGTCGCGCGACCCTCCATTAAACGTAATCGCCCCTGTGGTTCTTTCGTAATTGAGGCGAAAAGCGCCAGAAGCTCCTGACGAAAATCCGCCAAGTCCAATGTAGGAGGACGTGCTTGAACCATGCAGCCACGCACCGTCGTCTGTTCCATGCGCTGATATGGTTTTGAAAGTTGTTGCTGTCGTGCCAACGCCAAGACTGCCGGTGGTGGCAATGTTCTGGCTTCCAAAATTTGGGGCGATCTTTGTTCCGGCGATGGCCGCATCGCTTTTGACATCGGCGTTGACGATCTCGCTGACAGTGCGGGCGTTGTTGAGCTTGGTTGGGGTGACGGTGTCGCCGGATGTGAATGTGTATGCGTAGGAGGCCATAGGAATTATGCTGCTGATCGGGTTTCGGTCGGAGGCAAGGACTTGGGCGATGCCTCGATGCTGGCGGATCTGATTTCCGGCCGCCCACCGGATGTTTCGTAAATGACTTCGGCGCTGTGCGCCTTGTAGCGCACTGGTGCCTTCATGTTGTAGTCTTCGCTGCTTGCGTTGCTGTTAGTCAGCGTGCCGACTGTCGTGGTCGTGTCAGGATTGATCGTGCTGATCTTGGTCGTGACGCTGGCGCCTGCCGGAATGACGACATCGGCGATGGTGCGGAGGAACCGCTTGCTGTGCATGTCACCGAAATCGTAGCGCCTTGTCTTGATACTGCCGGTGATGGGGCTTGTGCCCGCGTTGACTGCGTTGTCGTCCAGTGCGGTGTCTTCTTGTTCCAGTAGGTAGAGGTTGCCGGAGCGTGGGACCGAGAAGACGCGGCGCTGGTTATCGTAGGTGCCGACGAGGATCTGGTTGACGCTGGCGCTGCTCGGATAGGTGTCGCGGTATTCCCATTGAGAATTTAAGGCATTCCAGGCTATGACCAACTGGTTGCCGTCCAGAGGATCGGTGCTGGTTGGGAGGGCAACGAGATAGCGGTTGCTGTGCCAGATGCCGAAGGCGCTGCGTTCGACGCGAGACTGGACGACCTGGCTAAAGAGGTCGGCGATGGGTTCGGAGAGCGGTTTGGTATCGCCGCGCACCTTGAGGTCGAGGGCGCGGTCTAAGCGGTAGATGCCTGCGTCCGACAAGAAGAAGACAAAGTTACCGGCGGTGACGATGGTGTTCCTTGCGCTGCATCCGATTTCGTTGGTCAGGAGCGTGAGCTGTGACACCGGAGTATCCACCGAGAAGTCGCTGCCATCGGTGGAGGCGAATTGATTGAGCGTGGCGAGCCAGATGGATTTCCTGCAGAAAACGAGGGCTTGGCCTTCGACCCATGGGTGGACGGCGACAATGCGGTCATCGCCGCCTGCGCCTGCGCGGAAGCTGTTCCAGAAGCTGTCGTAGAAATCTGGGTCCAGCACGTCGCTGATCGCCACGGTGTCGCGCGTGCGGGCAAACCAAAGCCGGTTATTGTGGTAGGCCGCCCAGCCGGTGCTCGGCATGGTCGTGTAGGTCACGCCTGCGGCGGGCACGCCTGCGGTGGCGCGGACGAAGTTGCCAGCGCCGCCGTCCCAATAGATCGGGGGTTTGACGCGGCGGACCCTGATCGTTGCGGCGGCGTGCGTGGCGGTGCCGGATGGCACGGTGATGGTGAAGCTGTTGGTCGAGCTGCTGACGATGTCGTATTCGTGTCCGTCGAAGGCGGGCGTGGTGCTGCCTTCGATGCGGACGCGGGCGCCAGCCGGATA